AAACATGAGTGACTATCAAGATAGAAAACCCGGTACTGGTGTACTACTGAGCAACCGCAACAAGAAGAGCGCTGGTAGCCCTGATTGGCGTGGTGAGCTAAAGGTGGAGCAACACTATGCTCCGGGCGATACCATCAAACTGGCTGCGTGGACGAAAGAAACTAAGGGTGGTGCGTTGATCAGCCTGAAAGAAGACAACTGGCAACCTGCTGAGAACACTAGCGGCAATGCCAATCCATTCCCTAGTAAGCGCCGTGAAGATGGCGACATTCCATTTTGATAAGGAGACGATCATGCGTTACTTATTCGCTTTGTGGTTGGTAGTGACTGCACCTTTGGTGTGGGCAAGCTGCACTTACAACACTTACTGTAATCAAGGTCGGTGCGTAACCTGCACAACCTGCTGTTACGGTAACAACTGCAATACCAACTGTTACTGATGAGTAAGCTGGCAAGGAATCGGGGAGCATCCTACGAACGTGAGGTTGCCAATGAGATATTTGATGTGCTTGGTATTCGTATCCGGCGCAACCTGAAGCAGTATCAGGTGAAGGATGAGGGTGACTTAATCCTTGGCAACTATCTGATTGAGTGCAAACGCAGGCGCAAGATTGCGGTGTATGATTTCATTGAGCAGGCAGACAGAGCCTGTGAAGCTGGTCAAACATCCATTGTGATAATGCGTGAGGACGGTGGCAAATCACTGGCCTTAATGCACTTGCCCGACTTGCTCAAGCTACTTGGCAATGAAATAAACCCCCATCAGTCGCAGGATGAGTCTTCGCCAGAGGACAGTTAGGAGCGCTGACGGGGCGCAGCGTCACTGCGACACGCCCCACCTTTCGGAGATCACATGGAAAACCAAAAGCATATTTTTATAGCAACGCCTATGTATGGTGGGCAATGCACTGGCGTTTACACACAATCATTGATGAACCTGATTGGCGTTCTGTCTAATCAAGGTTACAAAACTTCTGTGTCACTGATGTTTAACGAATCACTGGTGACACGCGCACGTTGCAATATGGCGCATGAGTTCCTAAAGAGTGATGCTGACTACCTTTTCTGGATTGATGCCGACATTGCATTCAAGCCAGAGGACGCACTAAAAATGCTGGCAGCAGACGTTGATGTAATAGGTGGAATCTATCCAAAGAAGGAAATCAATTGGCAAACAGTGCATCAAGCTGTGACTGAAGGTAAGCCAGTTGATCAGCTTAAGAAACATACTGGCAGCTTTGTTGTCAATTTGCTTACTAACGATCCATCAATTACGGTGCCAGTAGATCAGCCGTGTGAGGTATCTGCTATTGGCACTGGCTTTATGCTGATTAAGCGCCGTGTGTTTGATGAGTTGAAACCTCATACGCCTACCTTTGTCAGCGATATGAACTATCTGTCTGGCGAGGAAGTTTACGGGTTCTACCTTGATCCGATTGATCCTGAGAGCAAACGGCTATTGTCAGAGGATTACTATTTCTGTCACCAGTGGCGCAAGATTGGCGGCAAGATACATGCAGCACCTTGGTGTCACCTAGGTCACATGGGAACGTATCTGTTTGAAGGTGGTTTGCTGTCGAGTGATTAAAAAAACCCCCGCTGATTAGGCGGGGGAAAGCCTAGGGAGAAGAGACTAGGCTACAGCACAGGGAACTTAAGATTTACGGGTCATGCGCTTTGCTGTCTTGGCAGACTGTTTGAATGCTGCGGCAGTAGGCGCACCCTTGGTTCCGGGTTTACGCATACGCTCTCCGCTGCCAGCCTTGATTCTGTTGCGCTTTGCTGCAATGTTGGAATAGAGTCCGGTCTTCATTTGATCCCCCAAAAGTATAAGTCGTGCGACGTATCATTAGTTAGAAATTGATAGTCCGTGAAGACTGATAAATCTACTGCCTGCCGCACATCCTCTTCCGTCAAGTTCCGGTAGTATTCACCACAGAACGGCGCATCATGTGGGCTAGTGCGTGGCGTTCCATGCTCCGGCCTGCCAGTAGTTGCACAGCTAAAGAATACCAAGCCACTGCACATTCTGATCATGTTATTAAGCGTCGCTACCCACTCAGGGTTATGCTCAAAACATTCACAACTTGCAACAACGTCAAAGCTATCGTCACCGTAGGTAAGTTCTTCTCCCTTACCCACCACATCAACGTCTCGTCCTTCGCCAAGATCAACCCCAACATAGGTACATTGCTCAAAGAATGGTCTGATAGAACCGTTAATGTTTAGACTACCAATCTCAAGCACCTGCTTGCGAATAAAATAATCTGGATACATAGCCCGTACTATTGCAACAAAGTCCAGTTGTGCTTGATGACTCATTCCGTAATACCAAGATATTTTTTAACCTGATCCAAAATCATTAACTGTTCAGGCGTATAAATCTCTGCTGCATTGTCGCCAAACTGGTTGAAGGTGTAGCCTCGGAATATCTCCGGTAAGCCAGTGCTTTCATACCATTGCTCATACGGTCTAGTTTCCCCAAAGTTTTCTTGGTGGAAGCGATACCGTTCTTGCATGGACTTTGGATCAAGCGCCTGCTGGAATTGTCCGTAATACTTCTTTAGCTCTGGATCGGCCTGCACACCATAGTGCGACACATAGTCACCAAGTATGTCGATAGGTCTGACCTTGGGATTGAACACTTCAATGCCGACTCTACCCATTGGCAAGTTCTTGGGGCGTGGTGCTTCTGGCGCTCCCGGCTCATCCGGCGGGTAGAACTCCAGCATCCGGCTTTCTTGCGGCTTTGGCGTGTAGATAACGTCCAAGTCTTTCCCTTTGAGATAGGGGAAAGATTCTTGCGCTTGGGATAGAAAGTCTGGTGTGCGATCTTCCTGCATCGCACCCATCACCTCTTCATCTTCTATCTGCAATTCCACCTCCGTAGCGACGCCTTTGCTCTACTAGCTGGCCCTTTAGCTTTCCTCACTACGCCAGCCATCCTTGCACAGAAACTAGCCTTGCGGCCTGCCTCCTTCTTAGTGCGAGGGTTAGGTGCTGGTGCCTTCAGATTGCTGCCAGTTTCGCGGTTGTACTTAGCCCTGCCCTTTGCAGTCAAGCCAGCACCTTTGCTGACCGGCAGCTTCTCACCACGCCCTATCGACAAACTAGGATTTTTTTGGGGCATAAGGACGGGTTCCTTTTTTGTCAATAATCAAGGCCATCTTGCGAGGCGGCTTGTCCTTGGGGGCAATGCTGACATGCGTCCAACTATCAAACTCTCTGATCACCTGATCAAACGGTAGCTTAGCGGCAATGATGGCCTGCACCACTTGATCCGGGGTCATGCCTGCCACCCGAATATCTGCTGCCTGCCCTTTGCAATGCTGACTTGTCTTGCTGCCGCCCACACTGGCATTGACTTCAGGCGCACGGTAAGCAGAGTTAATCTTGATCGGTTTATCAACAGTCTCTCGAATGCTCTCAAGGAATGCAGCCAGACGCTTTAGGTCAAACAAAGCATCATTGTCTGGCGTGTTATCCAAGCCCTTCCGTGCTGCCGTTTCGCTAACGGTCAGCTCTTCCAATGAGAAGTGTTCTGACAGTTTCATTTCTTCAATGCGTCAGTCTTGTCCTTAGAACCTTGCGAGGAGCCAAAGTAGAAACTCAGCACCTGACCTGCTACCGCAGTCACAAAGCCTAAGACAAAGATCACGATACGCTCTTGCGAATCTGCAATCTCCACAAAGCAGAGAATGCCCACAAGGGTAAAGGTTGCCACCACAGTAAAGACAGCCAAGAAAGGCATTACAGCCTTTTCCCACCAAGGCACATCCTTGTTGGTAACAATGGCAAGTCTGTTTGCTCTGGCACTGTCTCTGTCTTTCTGGTCTAGCTCAGCCATAAACTCAGCATGTTTCATGGCAGCAGTCTCGACTTCAACTAGCTTGGCAGGGTCAAGGACGCCATCCTCATTTGGCGTTAGCTTCACGCCTAACTTGGCTTCCACCACATCTAAGCCTTTGTCCATGACAGCATCAGCCACTTTCTGCATACCAGCACCGGCAAGCTGAGAAAGTATTGGGGCAAGCAGTGGCAACATTATTTCCCCTCCGCAACAACCTTATCATCACCGCGTTTAACAGTAACTTTCCCATCTTCAACATCAACCTGCATAGACGGTTCTTTACGATCCAGCCGGTCTAGCTTGTCAATTAGTTGCTTCATGACTTCAAACTCAGGCTTCTCTTGCTTCGTTGCTGAGCCTGCAATGCCGTTAAGCATTTGAATCAAGGCGGTCAGAGAAGCGCCAAGCAAGCCCATGACTGCCGCCATCTTCCCCTCTTCTAGCCACAGACTAGCTAAGACGCCAATAACTACAATAGACACGATAGCTGCAAGACCCCACTTACCAATAGCCTTGCCAGCCACCTCTTTAGCAGGGGAAGTTGCTTCTAACTTAGCAAGCTCAACATCAGCCTGCATCTTCATCTTTTGTAGATCGGCGTCCATAATCACAATCCTTCGCCCGGTGTAATGTACAACTCAGCATTGTTGTGTGGAGCAATAATGCGAACGTAAACTGTTTTAGTTGAGCTTACCTGTGGCCCCGTAAAAACCTTTTCCGTATATGGAGGAATCGCAACTACCGGTGCGCCAGCAGAGGTTGGAATGCTTGCCGTAATATTTGCAGTCTGTCCATAAGCAACAAACACAGGATAGTCTTTACTTGTGTTGAACACTAAGTATTGGTTTACCGGACTAACAGCCGTAATAGAAACAACATTTCCTTGAGTATTAGAAGATTGGGCAACCGCAACTACACAGTTGCCCATCGGCTGAAAGGCAATATTGTTAGCCATTAGATAATGTCCTTTCCTCCGGCATTACCGGGCTTGGAAGTCGGTGACTTACGCTGATCTGGTGAGCCAGAGAAGCACTGCATACCCATGAAGCCCATAGGATTGGTGCGAGTAGGCTTACCCATGCCATAGGTATCAGCAACGGATGCAGAACGATAAGCCTCGCCTGCGCTGCCACGGTCATACTCACCGTTGCTACCATTCTTTTCCATGACAGTCATGCTGGTTTTGTTGATGCTAAGTTTCATTTGAAGTCCTTTCCTTGAAAATGCACGGCAAATAAATGAAAACGGCAAAGAAGCCTGCCATCGCCATTCGTTCCCATGTTGGCACCACCATCGTCCAGCAAGCCAACACAAAGCAGAAAAACAAAGCAAGGAACGTCAACGCTCTATGAGACAGTATGTCCATTGCCATGTTGATAATCTTAATCGCAGCCCCGTCAACCATCACTCTTCTCCCTCATCGTCTTGGTGAAAAAACCCTTTGCCCCACTCGTCATCGCTGATCTTTTGCTTGATCTGTTCTAGCTTGAGAACCCGGTCAAGCACTTTCGTTTTGTCAGTTAGTGATGCGGTAGAGTCATTCATTGTTGCCTTGAGTAAATCATAAATAGCCTGCTCAAGTTCAGGATTCAGCCCCTTTGCTTTCTTCATCGTTCTAGCTTTCTCCCATCACGCTTTGAACGCATCATCGTAATACGGGTTCCAATCAGCATGGTATCCCCGCGCTTCTCGGCTTGTTGCTTTGCCGTTTCTTTCAACTTACGCAACTCTTCGACGCTATTGTTCATTTTGTCGCTGTTGCTGCCATTGTCATAAATCATCGCTTTGACCCTCGCTTCATACGCGACTTGCCAGCTTTTGAGTAAGCAATCGCCGCAGCCTGTTTGACAGCTTTACGCACACTCGAAGGCTTACTCGTACCAATCTTGCCGGATTCCTTAAAGCTGCGCACCATTTCGCCAATGTTCTTGCTAATTGTCTTGGCACTCTTACCTTTCATTAGGGGCATTTTCCATCCTTTCTGGCGCTTCCGCACCTATTTGCGTACCAATAGTTTGACGAATCATGCTGGCAATAACGCCTTGCCGCTTCTCAGGCGGCGACTTCAATACCTGTTGCAGCCTTACCGGATCAGTCACGATGTCACTGACTGCTGAACGGATGTTCGCCACATAGTTTCTGTACCGATCTAATGCCATTGCAGCACCAAAGCCACCTACTGCGCCAGTGGTTGCGCCTACCTCTAAAGGCACACCAAAGCGGGAGCCAAGGGCAGCTAGGCCAGCAGCATACAAGCCAGCCACAGCGCCACCCTTCTTAACCTGCGACATCTCATTGTTAATCAGGCGGGTTAGTTCTTGTGCAGAAGACTCAACGCCGGGAGTTCTGCCAATGTTCTGTGATGCACGGCTGATTGCATTCTGGATGTTTGCAATATCGGCAATAGCATCATCCACAAACTTGATCTCATCAGGACGATACAAGCCACTTGCCTGCATAGCTGGCTTGATGCGATCACGGTAGGCAGTGGTAATCTGTCCGGGAGGCAGGGTGCCAATCAAGTCACGCACACTCGACTTGAATGCGTTAGCACCGTCAGGTGTCTTGCCAAGCACTCTAGCCGCAGCAGTCAACTCATTAGCGTTCGTAGGACTCATGATCAAGCGCTTAAAGTTATCAGCCTGCTCAGTCTGAGTGCGACCAAGGTTCAGCGCTTCAGCGCGTTCAGTGGTTCTGGTTTCCAGCTTCTTCGTGACACGGCCTGTCTGTTCTAGCTTGGTAGCGTAGTCAGTAAAGTCTTGCTTTAGCTGTGGAAAGCGAGACAACCACTCATTGTTAGTCTTTAGCCAAGTGCGAATCTGTTGTGGTGACTTCTCAGCTAACTCTGCGCTGGCATAGTTACGCGCTAAACCTTCAACTGCCGCCTTATCGCCACCCACCAATGCTGTAAAGTTATCAATGTTTTCTGGTGTGCTGAAGATTTTCTTAGGCAAGGTTGATGCCTGCGCAACCATATCGCCTCGAACTTTAGGGCTTGGCGCTGTTAAAGCAACGCCAACATCTGTAGCAAATTGATTGATAGGCTGACTTAGACGCTCATAGTCTTTCAAATACTTGTTGAACTTCTGACCAGTAAACTCAGACATAATGTTTTCAACAAGTTTCTTTAACTCTTTGGCATCTTGCTGACCAATTGCGTCAAAGCCAACATCGGGCAAGCCAGCAGCACGATCACCTAATTTACGACGTAATTGTTCAAGACGCTCAAATCCAACCTTTGCTTTGAAAGTTTGGCCTGTCATAGCATCATAGGTAATCCCTAATGCTTCACGCCTAACTTCATTAAATTGATCTTTTGTTTTCCCAGTAATGCGCTCACGGCCTGTTACTGGATCACGTTCAAATGCAGTTAATGCTTGATCTAAATTTTTGTAAGCGCGAGTTCCTTCGACGCCTTGGCCTGCAAGTTCCTTAGTACGCGCTTCGTTCAGCATGTCCTGCTTGTTAGCAGTAGTAGCCGCCTCACGCTGATCTCGCAATACCTTAAGCCTGTCTGCTGCCAGCTTACGGGCATCAGCACCCACAGCTTCCATTGTGCGAGGCTGACTAATCGCAGCCAAACGCTGTTCCGTGCCAGCAGCCAGTTGCTCACCAAGTCTGCCACCACGCTGTTTGATTGCAGTAGATTCAGCACCTAGCAATGTTGCTACGTCTGCCGCATCCAATGGCTGATCAATAGGCTTGCCACGCAGCCTTTCTTGCGCAGCTCGAACCATTGCAGTCTTGGACTCTACGGTTTGTGGCAAGGAAGAGATTTGTTCTGGCGTCATTTGACGAACTACACGTTCGGCAGCACGTTCAGTACCGCCGGGTAGCAATGGACGAAAGGCTCTTCCAGCCGTAGCAAGACTGCGCAAGCCAAGCTCAGTACCCATGCCAGCGCCAGTTCCGACTAAAAATCGTGTGGTTGGACTTGCATCAGCAGGCAAAAGATTCTCTGCCGCCTGTCCAGCAGCGCCACCCGCAGCAGTTAAACCAGACACTTTGGCTAACTCAGTACCAGTGCGAGGAATAAAAGTCTCTGCGAACCTTGCGCCATAGGGTGCTAAACGACCACCAGCCGTACCAAGCTGCAACAGTCTTGATGTACCAGCCAACACAGGTATAGCGCCAACAGCTTCTAAGCCAGTTTCAAAGGGTGACTTGGTGCGAATGCGCTCTGACTCTGGAATAGCAGCAGCAGCACGTTTCTCTTGTTCAGAAGCGCCGGGAATCTGCTCAACCAAGCTGCCGCCAAACCGATCAGTCTGGCTTTCTGCTACAGCTTCACCACCAAAACGATCTTTAGCCATGATTACCTCTGTGGTTTTCTGCCGCGCTTATTGGTTTGTGCATCAATGTATTCAGCACCCGGAGGCAGTGCATCATATTCTGCCGGAGTGTTAATGGTTGGCACTCTTGGCCCACCCGCCGCTTGAGGAGACGATGTTATGCCTGCAACACCCCGCACCAAATCTTCCGCTGTTTCTGCCTCTAATGCCGCTTGAGTTTCTTTAACTTTTCTTTCAACTGCATTTCTCAGCGTTCTCTTTTGATTTTCAAAATACTCCAAAGCGGTTTGTCTATCAGTTGCTGGCGTTACAATAAAACGCTCAAAATCAGCTTGTTCGTTAGATGTAAGCGTTGCGCCATAAAGTTGATTACGAACCTTAGAAATGTACTCTCGATAGCTCTTCCACCAGTTTACGGTTTCAGGTTTAATATCTTTGCCTGTAAGATTTTTTGCGAGTTTTGCAACATCACCGCCACGCTCAATTGCCAAAAGAATTGCATCAGCAACACTGGCAGAAGGCGCAATCATCAAATGCTCATTTGACAGCGTAGATGTAATGTTGTTTAAGTTGTAAACCGCATCGCCAGCCTTTTTAAGATCGGCTCGCATATCGGATGGAATATCACTAATTTTTACTTTGCCGCCACCCTTGCCACCGCCAGCACCCGGCGTTTGCTTCAACGCAACCTTCTGAGCAAAAATTGCTTGCTGTTTAGCTAACTCAGCATCAGCCTTGTCTTGCGACTCAATAGCTTTTGAAAATAGCTCATAGGCTTTCTGATAGTTTCCTTTGCGCAGTTGGGCAGCAATTAAGCCATCACCCATCTTGCCCTCAATCAGCTTAGCTTCCACCAAGGCAGCATTACGATTCTTAGACAGCAGGTTAAGCATTCGATCAAACCGCTGTTTCAACATGTCGTTGCTGTCTTTGCGTTTCTTATCAGCCTCATCAAACTTTAACTTAGCAGCAGCAAAGGTCTGACGCTGATTTTTGTCTTCAGCATCTTGCATTTCCTTGATTGCCATTAACTGCGCTCTACCAGAAGCACCACCTACACCGCCTAGCAGCAGGGAAGACAGCAGGCGCAAAGAGGCATTAGCCGCATAGTCAGAGGCTTTGATCTGCGGAATCTCAAACTCTTTGTAGCCTTCAGTGCCTTGCTCTAAGGCTTGGGCTTCACGGGCAGACTCAGTTGCTAACTCGCGCTCAGCTTGTGCTGTTCTGCCAATCTCACTTTGTTGAATGTCAAACTGAGTTTTAGCAGCTTCGGCTTCAGCTTCAGCGCCTTTCTCAAAAGTCTCAGCAATGTTTTTGCGACCAAACTCGGCACGTTCTTTCATGCCTGTCTTTGCGCCAAAGCCACGAACTAAGGATGGCGTTGTGCCTAATGCTTGGCTAAGCGTATCAGTTGCCATAGTTATCTTCCCGTTTCAGTTACAGGCACTTGGGTGCGAAGCGCCTGTTGTGCTTCACGACCTAGGATGCCAGCAAAGAGTTGTCCAAGCTGCTGATCACGTTGCAACTCCAACTCCAAAGCACGACGGTCATACTGATCTGCAATGTTAGCAAGACGCAATGCTTCATCAAAGCTACTCTTACGGGCTAAACTACGCGCACGACTTTGCTGTGCAGCTAATACACCAGCCGCAGCAGAGCCTGTTTGCAGGTTGCGCTCAGTCAGACCTTGACGCGCACGGGCTTGCTCAATCTCTAACTCTTGCTGTTGTTCTGGCGTTAAACCTTCTCCTGTTGCACGACCCATTGCTTCAGCTTGCGCTGCACGGAATGGTTGCGCAGCACGACGAGATTCCTCAACGCCACGTTGCATTTCTTTGCTTGCTTGGTTATACATTAGCATTTGAGCAAGAATGCTTGCGCCAGCCGCGCCTGCCCGTGTTAGGTTTGGATAACGGTTTAGCACATCCTGTAACTCTTGCAGACCACGTTCTGTGCGCTGAGCAAAACCAGCTTCCTGCTGTGGTGCGGCAGCAGTTCTGTCTTCTAATGGTCTTAACTGAGAAAGACTGGTGAAGTAAGGTTCTTGCGCTTGCTGCAATGCTCTAGCGCTTATACCGGCAACTTGACCAGTAGGCGGTCTTAGTCCAACGCTGCCGGGGCGAACGCCATACACGCCAAAGTCACTGGTCACATCCATTGGTTCAGGGGTAAGGCCACCTGTTCTAACATTGGGAACGCCAGTACCATAACCCATCAAATTAACTCTATCAGTAGCTGATGGCTCAAAGCCACCCGTCTGCACGTTGGGTGTACGACCATACTGCATCAAATCATATTGATTGCCAGCAGCTTGATATGGCAACGATTCAAAACCAAAATCTGTTGGCACATCAACGCCAGAAACACGACGCGGCGTGTAATTTGTATCCAACTCAAAATTTGGTGCATCAAATGTTGCACCTGCTGGCTGACTAGTTACCCGAGGCGTGTAGTTGTCAAAGTCATCAAAAGATGAGCGACGGGGCGCAAACTCAGGCAATCCCGTATCCGGGTTAGTTGTTCCTGATCCACCCATTTGCACCAACATGTCTGCCTCTTCAGGCGTAATGTGTGCAAGCATCGTATCGCCACGCCGACCCATGCGACGCAGCATCTCAGCCATAGAACGAGCATCGCCCATACCATTGCCGCCTAACATCATTTCTAGTGTTTTCATTGGATTAACCTAGTGCCTTTCTAAGACGCAGGGAACGGGTGTTCCATACATCTTGTTGAGTATCTTCTTCGCCACCAAACAAAGGTTCTTTATCACCCACAATCGCCGCTGTCGGACTTGTGCCAACAGCACGGGCGCTAATTGAGCTAGGTGGCGGTGGAGTACGACCTGCCCTACCACCCAACAAACTTAAAATAAGTGGATCACGCGCCTCATCAATTGCCGCCAAAATCTCATCATCAGTTACTTCTTCTGGCGCAACCTCGGAAACTGTTGCCTCACCTTCTCCTTCACCCTTTGCAGTTGGTAAACGAGTGGTTACTGGCTCTTTACCTTCTCCTCCAGCTTCAGCTTCAACGGTGACTTCAGGCAATGTCGAAGTGTCTTGAGGAGATTGAGCTTGCTCAATTAACTCAGCGCCAGTAAGTTTTTCTGGCGGTGGCGTTGGTTGATTTTGTGTTGTTGTGGTCGTTGGTATTCTTGTTGTAATTAGCTTGCCAGTACGAACATCATAGCGTTTGGGTTGTTCAGTAGTAGCTTCTGGCTCTGGAGTAACAACAACTTCTGGCAAAGTATTGCCATCAATAGCAACGGGTTTGGCTGGCGTCGATGGCAACCTATCATCAGGAACAATGTCAGTGCCAACAGCATCAGCTCTGCTGCCAAATTGAATGCCACCAGAAAGCTCAGCGGTTGGTTCGCCAATTTGAGTGCCAACGCCGGGAGACTTGGGCTGAGAAAACGCTTCAACAATCTGATCTTCAACCGTAGCAGGTGGCGCTTTTGCAACAGTGCGCTGCATTTCTGCTTCTTGCTCAATCTTTGTCTTTGCATCAACCATCTCTTCTTCTGCAAATCCAGACAAAGCCTGAACCATTGCAGCGGCAGGAGACATGCCAGAAGCCATAGCTTGCGTGTATTCACCCGCAGCACGGGAGATTGCTACATTATCTGTGGCTCTTAACAAACCGCCACCAATCAAACCACCAGCTAAACCCGCCATTGCAGCGGTTTTAACATCTTGCCCCATGATGGTCGCTGCCGTAGCCTGCCTAGCAGCATTGGTTACGGCTGAATTAACAATCTCATTGCCAGAAATTGCATTGACAGTTTGTAAGTATTGTCCAACCTGACCTGCCCCCAACCCAGCAAGACCAGCTTTTAGTGCTGTTTCAACATCAGCACCATTAGCAACCGCAAGTGCGCTACTTAATGCGGCGGCATTAACCGGAGACAAACCAAGACCACCTGTCAAACCACCAACAATTAAAGCGTCAGTAACATCCAAGATTCTGTCAAAAAAGTTCTTTTGACTTTGCATTTGAACGTCACGCAACACTGCATTTTTATAATTTCCTTCCGCAGTCGTAAAAATTGTCTGTATTTCTGTTGCTGGCACATTGTTTTGCACCAAAAAATTTACAGATTTATTAAGGCTTGACTTCCAAGTTTCTAATCGCGCTTTTTGCTGTGGGTGAGGGTCGAGTTGAACAGTTCTGTAACTGCTTAAATAATTACCAATTTCTCTGCTTAGACTGTTTTTAACAAATTCAATAGGATTTTGTTGAGCGTTATTAACTTGTTTAATTAAAGGATTTAAAAATTTTTGCCTACTTTTTTCTCGAATAGTTTTTGTTGTTTTGTAATATTTGAGATCATCAACAATCCACCACAAACCGGGCATAGCCCGACCTTCTGCGCTATTTGCAAATGCTATTGCCTGATCATAGGTGGTAATTGCCATTTTGCCGTTCCCAAATAAAAGCCGGATACAACACGATAAGCCAAATTGTCAAGCAAAAGCAGGGCTTTAAGCAAGCCCAACACGCGATTTACCCCATCTTTTTTGTTGCCAAATAGCCATTAGACTGTCGGTTATTCGACAGGTCAAAATTACGTCACGCCGAGTGATCTGGCAATCTGCTCATGTATTAGCAAATGACTATTTACCCAATCGTAAAAGTCATCTTCTTGGTTAAAGTCCAAGTCCAGCAGGTTAAATGGATCGTTTAGGGAAAGGATGGCGGCATAACGCTGATGCTCTTGTTGATGAATTAGCAACCAATCATCTAAGTCCTGCGGATCAGCGTCAATAATGGGGTAGCGCGGCACATAGAAACCAGCGTCAGTTAGCCTTTCCCAAAAGACTTGATGCTGGATGCCGTTTTCAAACAGGAAATCACGGAGGCTATCAGGCTCCCCAAAGATCGGGGTAGCCAGTGCGTCCATGTTCAGGCTCATCTATCAGCCTTTTTTTCTAAGCGATCAAAGATTTTGCCTAGCATGTTCTTAATGTCACCAATGTCAGCCCGGTAGTCATCACGGTTGACATAGGTCATTGGCATCTCGGAAATTCTGTCCTCTATCCTGACGATTGAGCGAGAGATACTGTTCAGTATCCACCCAAAAGCGGCTCCTGCGGCTGCAAAAAGAATGTTGATCAGGAATTGCGGTTCCACTCTCAGACTCCGTAACTTTTATGTGACTTTTGCTGTTATCCACCAATTTGAACCATCCGACTGAAGCGTGACGCTTTGATACTGACTTGACAACGGATACGTCAGCGCGTTGTCAATTGTCTGCGAAGAAGTTGTACTGACCGTCACAGCATTTGCCGAACTGTCAATTTTCTTAATTTTATACTGTTGGCCTGTAAGTGACGCAGCAGTAGGCAAAACAACACCGAATGGCGCAGAAGGATGATTGATCAATATCGTTGCATTGTTTGCGCTGACTGCATATTGTGCATTTGCCCAAGCAATAATCTGGCTGCTGTTATTTTCCCAAGACAGTATGGCTGCACTATTGTTTGACCAGCCAATTTCTGTGCCACTGGTAATGGTAGCAATAGCAGTAACTACATTGCCACCGCCACCGCCGCCACCGCCAGTAATAGCAACATTGGATGCGCTAGTAACGCGACCTTGTGCATCAATGGTAATTTGAGCAACTTGAGTATTGCTGCCATAAGTACCTGCCGCGACTGTTGTATTAGCAAGATTGATGGTGACATTACTTGCAAGGTTTCCACCACCGTTTAAACCTGTTCCTGCTGTAATTGTGGTGGTGTTTGCTACCGCACCAGACACATTAGCAACAGCAATATTGATATCAACATTGGCTGCGCTGCTTAGTCTGCCTTGCTGATCAACCGTAAACTGACCGACAGACGATGCTGTGCCATAACTACCGGGCGCAACTGCCGTGTTTGCCATGTCAATCGTGACATTGCTGGCTAAGTTGCCACCGCCAGCCAAGCCAGTGCCAGCAAAAATTGTGACTGTATTAGCAACTCCACCCGGTACGTTAGCAATTGGCACGGAGGTTAAATCAACCGTGACGTTGCCGGTAAGCTGACCACCGCCACTTAGTAGGCCGGTAGCCAAAACAAAAGCCGTATTGGGTGTAGCGCCTACATTTGCCGCATTAAGGACAACAACGCCGGTTTGACCATTGACGGAAACAACAGCATCAGAGTTGTCAACTTTTTGCCAAGCAGTGCCGTTAAAGACTGCCCAATCACCTATTTGCCAATCAGTAATGCCATCCAGATTGGTTGTGCCAGCCGTGCTAACAACGTAGTAATAGCCTTTAACACCCACGCCAGAAGCAAGCATAGGCGAGTTGGAATTAGCATTCCAAGTGCCTTGGTAGTTTAACGAACCAGATATGCCCCCACCAGCTACCTTAAGCATGATTGCTCCTTACAGGCCATCGCCCGGAGTAATATACACAGCCGCAGTGCCACTGACAGTTACGCCAGTAAAAAAAGCGTTTGGCACAAATGTCAAAATTTCATCAGTGCTTGGCAACAATGGGAAAGTTGCGTGGCTGCTAGTTACTACTGAAGCATTGTTACTAGCTTCACCCGCTGTACTTCCATAGCCAAGAAACACCATGCCAGTACCAGCATTGATGACACGATACTGATTACCACCAAGTGTAGTAGAAGCACACTGAACAGGCGTTGGCGCAGTCGTATTTGCTGTAAAAGCAACCGTATTGCCTGTTTTGGTAAAAGCATTAAGACCCATTTAAACCTCCAGCGTCAATCCGGTTAATTGCATCTCATCGCCCACCACGCCGACAGGGAACGTGTTGAACGACATACTTATTCTGACATCCTCGCCCTGTACTGTCGGCACGTTATGCTCAAGCGACGATGGAAACAAAATTAACCTTCCAGTAATAGCCTCAAACCACCAAGAATCCGAGTTGTACAAGTTCCATTCATTTGGTGGAAACTTAATTTGCTGCCAGCCAGAACGATAAAAGAAAATTTTGTCATCAGGATTGGTGTTTAGATAAAACACACCAGACACAAACGAATTTGGATGCGCGTGTCTGTGATGCCATTGCCCTTGCTCTGAATAATTGAACCAGCTTTGAGTAATCCGTAGCGCAACGTCATGTTTAGGATTGCTCGTAGCCTTAAAGTATTCAGTTACCTTATCTTCAACCCACTCTCGCAAAGAGGTCATTACAGGATCACGCAGAACAAAATGATTTACGCTAGTGGTGTTGCCATCGTTCGGCCTAGTTTCCTGACTTTTAACAAAAAACAACTCATCGTCGGCTAGTGGACGGTGTAAGTCAAACATCCCAACAGGTGTTGGGAAAAGGTGATGAACATTCATGCGTTCACCCAAGTTTGGGTTGTTTCATTCCATACATAATTTTGCCAATCAACCGGCTGGTCAATAGGTGCTTTCCATTGGCAGGATTGCTCATCAAGAACCCAACTTGCAAACGGTTGTGGCGGGATAAATGCGTCGCGTTGCTCATCGTAGGTAAAGCCAACGCCAGCATAGTTTTTGCGGAATGGCGTGCCGCCACCCATATGCACACCACCTGATGTGTTATAGCTGGTGCGTTTCCAAACGCCGCCAGCTATTTCTGCATAGAGCTGTTCGCCTGTTTGTTCGTACTCGTCACCAACAGCAATGACTTGCACCACTACGTTGTTTTCATCTAATTGTGCAAAGTGAGCCATTCGTGTCCTCAACTTGGTAGCGTGATGGTTCCGGTTCCAGCGGTAAACCGATAAATAAAATTAGAGGCGTCTGAAATGTCTGTGTAGGTCAATCCAGAAAAACCTGTGGCTGCTTTGTTGCCAGACTTGAGATACTTGATAACGACAATGCCGGAGCCTCCATTGCCCCCTGCGCTACCAGCAGAATCAGGAGAACCACCGCCACCGCCGCCACCAGTATTTGCAGAGCCAGTGCCTCCGGGGGTTCCAGCATTCCGACTACCGTTGCCACCGCCACCTGTGCCGCCGGGGGCAGCAGTGGGTGAACCAAGATTACACCCGCCGCCACCACCACCCGCATACGTCACGCTGCTTCCGGTGATGCTTGACGCAAGGCCGTTACCACCAGACCCGCCAATACCAGTAGCGCCAGCCACACCATCACCACCTTGAGCGCCAGCACCACCACCACCACCAGCAGCTTCGTTTGGTGTTGTGTTACTTCCTAAACCACCAGCATTGCCTTGCCCAGATGTTCCTGACGACCTCGTGGTTGCTGCATTTTTTCCGTTGCCGCCGCCAGAGCCTCCGTTATTGCCAATATTGTTACCAAACGCACCACCGCCGCCACCACCGTCCGACGTAATAGAACCAAAAACAGAATTGCTGCCATTGGTTGCATTGGGGCCGCCGCCGCCAGTTCCAGCTCCACCGCCACCAACAGTAACTGTCGTGGCAACATCCTTTGAAACACTTAAAGTGCCAGTGCGCATTCCTCCTGCGCCACCACCTGCGGAATAAGCCGCGCCGCCACCGCCGCCAGCGACAACAAGATATTCAACAGAAATACCAGCAACAGCCGTGCTGACCGACCCTAATAGCGCTTGAAGTATGCCTGTCATGTGATATTCGATCCCGAAATAACCCATACGGCGTTGTCAATCTTGACCGCAGTTGCCACACCCCATTGAGTAAGCGTTCTGCTGCCAGTAGCACCGTTGGATGACAAGTAAAGAGTATCGCTAGTCAACGAAATGGTGACGTTATTTGCGGAACCATTGATGATCGTGACTGCCGAACCCACCGTAAAAGAGACATTCGAGTTAGCCGGGAACGTGTACGTTGCCGCAGCCTGACCTGTCGGATGGTAAATATGTTTACCAGCATCACCCAATACAACGTTGTAGTTACCATTCTGGCTATTCTGTGGAATACCCATGTAACCAACCACATTAGCACTATTGACCGATGCGTTGGAAACTGTGGTGTTAGATATGGTGGCATTGGCAACGGCGCCATTAAACGTGCCGTTTGCCGTAATAGTGCCACTGCTAATGGTTACGTTAGTAAGTGTCAAGTCTCCAACACTTGTTACCGTCGAACCAAGTGTTATTGTCGTATTCCCGACAATGACATTGCTATTGGCTAGGTAGTTGTTTGGAAACGGGCTGGCTGTGCTGCTGATGGTCACGTTCGCCATCGTCATGTTATTCAGCGTGGTTACTGTGTTGCCAAGCTGAATAGCCGTATTGCCAAGCGTGATTGTTGTGGCAAAGTTTGCGTCCAGTTGCGATAAAGGAATCGTTGCTGTCGCATTAGCAAATGTATTAGGTACTGGCATTTAGAACCTCGCTCTCAATTCATGTTCAAACTCAAAACCATTTATAGTGAATGGCGTCACACTTCCTGTTAATGTTATGCCAAGGTACTTGCCAAACATTTTGGCATCACTCTTATATAAATAGTAACCAGCACCAGAGCTTGTAGCACTTCCCCATCCAACAACATTACTGGAATTGTTGCTCCAAGAGATTACTGTGCCTACATTATTCGTCCAATTGACCGCATTCGTAAAGTCAATTGCAGGCGACTGCTGATTCTCAGAATCCACATAAGCTACAAAGATAATTGGCGCATTTCCAAGCGTTGCCTCAATGCCAATTTTCAGTGCCTGCTTATCTCGAATTGGATCACCCATCGGCAGCAAGGCTGTTTCCAATTGCATATCTACTGGATTGGCGGCATCTTCGTAGAACTGATAAAGATTCTGCCCTGTTGTGCCATATAGATTGATAAAACCATCCTTAAACGCTGGCACTACATAAAAACAATTGTCGAGCTGATTGGTAAAAAACCATTTACGCTCAAAGAACGCCGCCTGTATCCAACGCTCCGTACCGCTATCGTTGTACTTAAAATTAAAAACAGCACACAAAATGTTGTTAATTAAGCACTGACCGCCTGTTATCTCTGTAGCAAAGTTAATCCCTGTAAACACACCATCCAGCGGATCACTGATCTTGGTGGTAGTCGCGCCGACCAGCGCATAAATGCCATACTCATTCATAAATAACACAGAACGGAAATACGGGAAGATAGCGTGTTTTAACGCTGAACCTACCGACGCAGATACGTTAGTGTTTGTAAAAAGAGAAACGCCTGTTGTGGCATCTACTCGCACATCGGAGAAGACGTTAATGCTGTCTTCGCCAAAAATGTACAGGAAGTTGTTAGCAGACAGAATACGGGTAATCGTAGTGCGCAGGGTTGAATCAGATATCGTGATAAACCCGGCGCTTAGATTGATGAAGTCGTTATAGGTATCTGCTGCCGTATAAAACACGGTACGGTCTTGAGCAATCCAAGTGCGGCCTGAGAACGTCGCAATGTCTGCGCCACTCTGGTTAAGAATAGTGCAAGTTACGTTGGCATTTGTGCCAGCACCTGAAATCGTTACCGTCGGCGGTGAGGTATAACCTGTGCCGGGTTGCGTCACAATTACTTCAGATACCGCATTGGCAACTACCGTCACTCTACCTGTTGCTTGAACGCCACTTGCCTCATTGGGTGCGCTAAACGTCACCGTCGTGTTAGACGTTAGATAACCACTACCCCTGTTGTTGATAGTGACGGTGTTGACGCTACCAATAGAAGTTAGGTTAGCGCCATCCCAAGTTTTGTAACCTTTGACCGGATCAATAATCAACGCACGTTCATTACGCCACTGAGTGATCATGACGTTGCTATTTGAGAACGTGTTGGCGGCTGCAATGTTGCCTTGAGCGCCAGTTGTAATGTTGACGTACTGCGCTGAACCGTCATTCTGGAACGCCATGACGTATTCATTATTGTTGATATTGACCGATCCCATGAAGGTTACGTTGGCAGCAAATGCAACATTCGCAAGTTGCTGGTTGCCGGGAACGATCTTCAGGTTGCCATAGCCAACCGGCTGGATGTTTTCTAGCCAGCTAAACTCACCGTCGCTAATGACAGTGCGGTTGTTCTTGGTGTTTACGCCTTTGAAGTCCTTAACTACGGCATAACTTTTCTTTTGCTCTGCCGCAGCCATGTTAGTACCCCGCTGTGTAAGGTGTAGGTAATCTGCGGGTAAAGGTCGTATTCAGGGCTTCCATCACATGCTTGCTGTACTCTTGCTTAAATATCTCTGCCTCACCATAGGATTGCTCTTGGTATTTAGCAATGTAAGCAGCGTAAAACGGTACAGCTTCTGTGAATGGGGTAGGCAATGTTTCTACATCAGCGCCATTGACCATAGGGTCAACCAACACTACCGTGTCAATCTCCATTTGGTAGGCTTGATCGGGCTTTGGGCCAATAAAAATCTTCTTAGGCCCGTACATGGAAAACCCTACCGGACGTCCATTGTAGTTTTGCCAGTAACGCAACTGTGCGTTGAAGTCTGTCCAAGGCAGGTAATACAGCGGAATGCGCGAGTTCCCCCAATAGAGGATTACATTCAGCACATCAACAGTATTGTTGCCTTCGGGTAAGTCTGCAAAGTCGATGGTTTCGACGTTATACGGCGCGGTGTGGTTTTGCAAAACACGATTGCACCCTGTGTCTCGGACAAGGGTGTTGCGCCCATCGTTTATGTAGTCCGTTAATTCTGCATTCGTCCAGAAATTAGCATTAACGTCATGTAATAAACGCCGGGTCTGAGTAATGTAGCCAGACAGCGTATCTGCCATGATTAAGCATTAAAGTTTGCAACTTTCGCCGCACCCTTTGCTTTGGGCATTGGGGCGGCTACTCGTTCCACCACTGGGGCTGACAAGTGGACGGTTTTAGAAGACTCTTTAGAAAATGAAAATTCAGCCAGCTTTTGCATTGCTGCATCAAACTGGTTACTCATCTTCATCCATCCAAGCCTAACTAGATACGGCTCTTTATCATCATCGCCATAACCAAAGATATGCTTTGCTGCAATTTCTGGAATCTCGACTTCTTTCCCCGGCTCAAAGTGGTACACCGTACCATCCAAGCCATCGGAAAACTTATCAGAACCATTATTGCGAACAAAGATCGTGGTCATAGCGAGACAATATCTCCATAAAGGGCAACATCGCAAGTAACTGCGGCGTTGACCGAACAGTTGACATACAGCACTCGGGCAGTTTGAACGTCAGTATTAGCAGCAGAAGCCAATGTCAGATCATCAAACTTTGTAGAGCCAGTTGCAGCACTCAAAGCCTGATCCGCAGCAATAGCAGTGCCTCCACCGCTTGCGGCGGTGAAGACACCCACATTGGCACCACTTGCATTACCACTGAAGTTAGACAGAACTATCCGACGCACAATGTACTTCGTTGCGGCTTGCGCAACCAGAGTCGTGACATCGCCGGTAGCAGCTAGGCTTACACCTGTCTGCTCTGCCAAACGATAGTTGCCAAACGAGTCTGGATACGACCGACCGACTGCATTTGCGTCCATAGCTCCCCCTTATGCGTAGGTTTCGCCAGCAGCCTGACCGCCGTTGATATCCAACAGCGTCACCGTTGCATTGCCAGAAGAATTCTTGGCATACACGTTGACACCATCCGAAATCACTACGCCACCTGTGTTAGATGCCATAACGGTTGCGTTAGACGAACCGTTGTAAGCCAGCACAGTGACGTTAGCCGACGGGAACATGACGTAGATACCTGCCGGAATGACAGTGCCATTGCCCGAATCGACTGCGGTAACAGTAACGGTCTGGAAATAGGCACCCGGAGTATTGCTCTGAGCGCCAGCCAGAATGATTTTATTAGTAGCAAGAGACATGATTTCCTCCTTACAGGCTCAAAGAGTTGTAGCCCGTAATCTTCGTCATGGCTTTCGGCTTGGTGTTTACCAGTTCTGCAATCATCAGAACTGCACCAACGTAGCCAATCTGGAAGTTCGGAAGCGTGGACTCAAAGCCAGTGAAGGCGAACGATGCCTGCTCATGGATATAGAGCGAGAGATAGTTCGTGTTCAATAGGTAAAGAGTACCTTCCGGGCAATACGGGTCTGGATAGATCGGCACACCGGCTACCATCAAAGCGCGGAAAGCCGCCTGTGGGCCGTTGGCATCGCCATCAAAGCCGGAGCCGGGAGTGATCATGTAGTTTTCTTGACCTACATAATCTTGCGCCAGCAGCGTCCAAGTACCAAAGCCGCAAACACCAAAGGTCGGTACTTCAGCGCCGTTCTTCACGGTGCCGGAGATGTATTGCAGTACGTTCTGACGGGTTGGGTTGACCGAACCTGCCGCATACTGCTTCGACTTCCACCAAGTGTTTGAGCTACGGTTAATGTTTCCGTAGGTCGCAGTGCCAGTACCATCGTCAACCGCAGCCGGTAGGCCGATAAATTGCTGGTTGTTGGTGGTATTGGTGTACAGCGCAGTTGCCATCGAATCCATCATGACGTTGGTCGCGTCGTTCATACGCGCTTCGATCAGAGGAATGATTGCATAGTCTTGCTGAACTGCACCTTCCATACCAAGGAACGGTACAGGAGACACTAGCAGCTTCAGGTTAAATTCAGCTTGGTAAGCACCTTGCTGAACGGAAGGCTGTGCGAACGAACCGGAATAGTCCGACCACTGAGCATTCACGAATTGGGAACCCTGAACCGGAACCGAAACTGACGACACACCGCCGGAGGCAGTCTGTGAGTTAGCAATCAGTGCCGCCATCAGGGGCGTCGAGTTGTAGATTTGCACGACCAACTTCGGGATAAATGCCCGACGAGTGACGTAGGTCAACTCGTTGTACTGATTAGTACCCGAAGCCGGAAGAATGCCGCCACCAATAGGCATAATTTACCTCCGAAGTTTAAAAAATAGCCCCTTACAAACCGATAGGCTTGGGATTCTTGCGAAGCTCAGCCAAAGCCGCAGCCGCATTTTCACGAGCCGCTGCCACCGGATTCTTCATATAACCCTTAATGTCCATGCGTGACATTACAGGTTGTGGATAACCGGGTGTCGGTACTGCCGACTGCTTCATGTGACGCCAGTAATCCGCAGCCGTCTCATGGTTTGCAATACCTTTTTCGGTCATCAATTTCTCAATTTCAAGGACGTCATCATCAGACTGTGCCACACCCGTTTCTTTTAGCTTGGAACGGCGACGAGACAGTTCTTCACGCACTTCACGGGCGCGGAGTTGCTTTTCAAGCTCATCCACACGCCTTTCTGCTGCCGAAGTACGTTCATTAACCATCGCTTCCATTTCCAGTTCTGGCACAGGCAGTTCAGGATTGACTTCCTTTGCCAGACGTAGAAACTGATTGCGAGTTTTTGGATTAGAAGACAGACGCTCGGAGAGCGCTGCCAACTCCGCAATTGCTTCAGAAGAGTAGTTTTCCAGACTCATGATTAGCCCCTTAATGAATTAGTAAATCTTTTTTGTGTCGCCCGGCTTGCTCATGGTCATGGCGTTGCGCTTACCAGTTTTGCTGGCATTCGACAGGCCACCCATTTCCGAGAAACGTGGGGTGTTGTAAATCTGACCATTCATTTGCGAATTGTCAGTAGGGCGACGCACGGTCATTGCGCCTTTAGGCTTAAACAGTTCCATAGTTACTCCTTACATTGGCAAAGGTGGTGCGGTAGTTCCCGCGATAGGCGCTGATAATGCTTCTCTTTGCCCCGGCGTCGCGCCACCAGCCTGCGGCAAAGACTGAATCATTTGGATAATTTCTGAAGGCATCAGGCGGCGTGTGTCTGCCTCGCGCTCACCGAAGCGACGAGTAATCTCAGCAACGACCTTTTCAATGGTTTTGCCTTCAGGTGTTTCCATCGGGAAGACGCCCATTGCCTGTTGCAACATATCCAGCGCCATCATGATGTTAAGACGCGCAGCTTCTTCTTCACCGCGCTTTGGTTCTGGTGTGCTGAGTGGACTTGCCATAGGTGCGGTGGCTTCATCCTGCTCAAAAGCCGTTGGCATTTCCATCTCATCGTCCATGCCTTGATCAGCCTTGAGCATGTCCATCATGTCTTTAGGTTTCACAGCCATTCGGCACTCCTATGTTGCGCGAACGATAGATATAAATTAGCTATCGCGTCAACTAAAAAAAGGGGCAAAATGTTTGCCCTGTATGGTTTTACTATCGTCCTGTTGTACGGGTGGGCGAATTACGGGTTGCACCACGAAATGCGTTGCGGCTAAAACTCATCGACGGAGGCTGGCGGGTAGAGGCAATATCGCGCTGTGTCATGCGCGGTTGATCACCCGACTTCAGCATTGATCCAGAATTCATCGCGCCAGAGTTTTGGTTCATTGCACGGCCCTCAATGGTGGTTGTTCAGGTTGCGCTTCTGCTGCCTGCGGTGCTTTCTGTGCTTGCATCATTTGCTGCATCGCTGCCGCCGCTTCAATCGCTTTGACCTCTTCGACCAAGCGATCCTTCATCGGTGGCTCAACCATCTCCAGCAATGCCGACTTACTGATTGCGCCAGCATTGTACAGGCTGAATGCCAAATCTCGCGCATCTTCCATGAAAATTGGACTATTGCTATGCGCATCCACTTTCACAACAAAGTCATTAGTAAACTGTGCGGCTATGAACTCGTTACCATCCTCATCTTTGTACTTGGTATCGTCATACACCATCATCATTTTCAAGTACATGGTTGCCATCTTTTCAAGGCTGTCTTCGATGGTCAAGGCACGTTTCTTGGCACGGGAGGAGCCGAGTCGCGCCAGTTGCGACGCATGGCCTTGGCTACGAACGCCGGTTTCACCTCGACCTGACAGCACACTGGTAATGCCAGAGGCTTCAGCAAACATGGCGTCAATCTCACCAAGCTCGCGGAACAAGTCGTTCGGAATGTTTGGCGTAAATTCTTCTACCTTGGCGTTAGGCATATCGGACGCCACCATGCCGTTGGCACGATTAAGCGCAAACATCTTTTCATCCAAGATACCTTGGAAGCCAATAAATGCCTTGGGAGGATTGACTTGCTTGTCGAGCAACTCAAGTATCTGTCCGGTGCGCTTGTTACGCATCTCTTGCAGAAACACAAGACGCTGCACCTCAGACTGACCATAGTAGTAATCGTATTGCGGTGACGGGCAAATCTGAATGAAGGGCTGTTCACCTTCCAAGAACAGACTCTTTGATGCTCTGTCGTAAATAACGATGTCTGGATCAGCAATGGTGACGCAAATGTAATCATTGATGTGATCATCAAATAGCCACAGCTCACGCATCTTGACGGTTGGTTCCGCAATCTGCGGTGTGTACGTCATGTTGCCAGCCAAGTTCATCTGCACATTACCGTAGATCGTAGGATCAACGGCAGACGTAACAAGGCGCTCAACGCCTTCTGGATACTTCTTGGTTTGTTGTTCAGCCAACGCAATGCGACTTAGAATCTCATCACGTTTCTCATGCGAGTACAGGCGCGAGTAGAGTTCTGATTTAGTCATGTAGAACTCTTGCACCATTGCCTCTTGGCGGTCTGTGTACGGTGTGTCTTCACGCAGCACACCGAAGACGCTTGGTTCCACCATGTACGGGTGGATGCCATTACGCCAGATCAGTTTGACAAAGGTGGAGTTGTAGCAGAACGACCAATTTAATGCGGCACCAAAGACCTGATCAGCATTACTTGCCATCCAGTAGTCATGCAGTGCGGAAGTAAGTGCAGGAACCTTCTTCTTAAAAACCTCTGGCACTGATGCGCCCATCTTGATAGAGAAGCGCGTACTATCTGCCGAGTACATGAAGGCAGACAGTTGATCAATGTGCGGATAGATTTTGTTGAAGTGTGCGGGTGGAGAGTTCTGGTCTGCACCGAAGAGATAGTAAGAGCGCAGGGTGGAGTATTGCGCTTGACGCTCACCTTGTGACACCAAGCACTTTTGCATGATGTCCACATAGAACGCTTGTCTATCGACAGGACTCTCAGGAATTCTCATTTCTGTATCGTCAAGTTTTCGTGATCAGCATAATAAGAGCCAATCTTAGGGCCGCTAAGATTAGCGCCAGATTCCTTCACCGCCCGAACACCTGATACGGATTCGCCAGCAATCGAATTCAAGTTGTAGCCGCCCAACTCCGCAGGCGATCCCCACCGGGGTGCGAACGGATTATTTGGCTTGGCATAGCGCGGCGGTTGCGCTTCACCCTCTCTTGTTGATTTAATATCGCTCATATTGAAATCCAATGCAAGCTGATTTAGCGTTTTGTCATTGTGACGGGTCGCATCGCTCTTCATGCCGACCGGCTGCAAGAATACCATTTGCACATCATCACACCCTGCCGGACACTTTGCCTCAAACCCTTCAAAGAATCCATGTACCGGACACTTGTAGTCGTGTAATACAGCCATCTAGCCCCTCACTTCTTTAACAATGGTGGTTTTGTATAGTCGTACTTGTTAATTGGTTTAACAGACAGGCCGATTTTACCGTTTGTCAGTTCCAAAGTGTACCCACGCTTCAAGGTTTTGCCAAATTCCTTGGGTGGGTGGTAGTCGAGGATCATTCTTCCGGCAATATCCATGCGCATTCCAGCCTGTCCGTCTTCCAAAGCCTGCAAAGCCTTGCTAATTCGGCGCTGTGTAGTCTCAGAAACAGGCATTTTTTGCTCAAAAAAGGCCTTTTTCATGTTCCGATAGTCCACTCCAGCTAACTTGGCAAAAGCAGCCATTGAGTAGCCTCTGCGCCTGTTTTCGCGCATATTGTGCAGTCTTTTCTTGATTTCAGCGATTGGAAGTACCGTAATCATCAAAAACCCAAGGCTTTTAGGTAGTTTGACACCTGTTTTTGCACTTGTACCTGCCCATTATGGCTATTTTCGTCGGTTTTTTCCTCTTTTTTGCCTCTCATTACCCGATTTGCGATCAATCTAGGCTGTAATTGCTCAGCAAATGCAGCAGCAGCCAGTGCTGACGCGATCACACGGTCATCTTTTGACCTGCCAGCGGCTGCAATTGTGCCGCCATCCCGCACAATGCCCTTCATCTCATCAATACATTCCTGAGAATAGATGTTCATCATGCCGCGCTCGAAGTAATCCTTCAGATAATTCAGCATTCGTTCCTTGGAAGAGTGGGTTGTCACCCATCCAATGCTGTTTGATATGCCAAAACTATCGTTCCTGCGCCACAGATAGTGCTGCATGTTGCCTAAAACGTCATTCAAATGCCGTGCTTCTGAGGCTGGCAGTGACATGGCCTGCCTTCTTAGGTTCCGCATCTCGTTAATCACGGCCTGACCGGGGCCGTTGACCTCCAAGTTCAGCAGCGAATTGCCGTAAGCGCCTGCCAAATAGCAGATCACCCACGCAAACTGAAAGGTGTTTAGCTCAGAAGTGGCAAATTCTGCCACCTGATCCATGCCATCGGCATAGCAGCGGTATACCTGAATGCAAAATCGGTCTGCCCAATCCGACGAACCATACGCCGGATCAGCGCCAATGACGTAATACGCGCTGGCGACTGGCTCTTCCCAAATCTTTAACGTCGCTAATCGCTCGGTACTTTGGATTAACGTCGTGTCTTGGAAGTTAGCACCCATGCTAAAGCGGTAAGGAATGAAGGGTGATCGCTTAGCTTCCTTCATTGCATCGGTACAACGGGCGGTAGAGAAGAAGCTACTTCCCGTCATCACAAAGGCGTAGTCCTCTGTGGGTGGGAATTCCTGATACATGAGGCCATCGTCCTTCAAACCTTCATGCAGCTTCCAGCGCCACCATGCAATCTGCCGAGAGTTGACCTCGAAGTTGTACATCTTCCTGATGTCCTTCGTCCACTCCTTCTCTTCAGGCGACAGCTTGCCATCCCAATAGGTCTTGTACACATCCGACTTGGGATCAGCGGTATAGAGTTGGTTACGCCACCAGCCACAGAAAATGGCCTTCTGTGTTCTCGCTCGTTTGGCAGTTGTCCACATGTCGTGAAACATGTTGAAGCCTCGCGCCGTACTCTCAAACATGTAGTAACGCAGCGGGTTGGTTTCAGCCAAGGATGCCAAAAGCGACGCTAAGCCTTCTTCGTCGCCCCATGAAGACGTTTCCGTGCCATGCAAGAAGGTAATGCCCTTGCCTCGACCCAATCCACCTTTGGCGCGAGTACCTGCCACCTGATAAAACATGCGGCTTCGGTTTTGCAGCACCAACTGATTGCGGTTGTGACTCATCAGCGGAATCTTGTACTGCTTTGGGAGGCCATCCATGTACATGGCTAACGTACTTCTGAACTGTTCCCGGTTTTCTTCGGTATCAGTTGTCAGCGTTCCCTGCATACCGGGGTGGATGAAGTGCCAGTAAAGATCAAGCGCCAGAGAAATAGTAGTAATTCCAAGCTGCCGTCCTTTCAACACCACAAAGAAGTGGATGTCATCTTGCAGCCCTCTGGCTACCTCGTCCATCACATAGGTCTGTGTGCCAAGTAGCTGATCACCGAGTGTGATCATCCCTTGTTCTTTGGACTCAATCCGTAGCTGGCTACAGAAGCGGTAGAAACCCTTGCGATCAAACTGCATGGATGGTGTACCCGTAGTGTTTGGCAAACAAGTCGTACACTTGTGGCTCTCCGTACACTTCCCGCATTTGCTCTTTGGTGAGCTTCCAGAGCATCTCACCGTTGGATAGCAGTTGTCTAAACCGGCTGTGGTGTCCAAACACCTTGGTCATATCCATGCCATCGTGCATTGGCCCCAAGTGTTCAAACGAAAAATACTTCGCAGACTCTACTGGCGCAAACTTCATCCCCAAGCGTTCCATGAAACGACGCTGGATACAGGTCAGTTGGATGTCTTCATTCATCATGGTGGGGTCAGGCATTTGGCGGCGCATGATCCCGTACTTGGAGGGAGCTTCCAAGAAGCGTTTGCTTCTCAAACTAAAGCCACCGTTTTGCACGACGATGGGGTTATCCATGCCATGCCATGCGTATTGAAGTCGGTATTCGCCATTAGGCAGTAAGGCCGCATGAGTTGGCCCACCCACATAGTCATACTCTAACCATTCATCCCGCCAGTTCTCAGCGTTCAACGCCCATCCATCGTGCTGCACGATTAAGGCGTACTCCGTATCAATGTAGTTATGCAGGCTATACATGACGAACTCGCTATAGCCTTGGTAGTCCAGTGGCGCTTGGATAAGTTTCTGCACCATGTACGTCGTATCAATCTCGACGTTGGTTATCAGCAAAGGCTTGGAGCCGGGCAGTGCTGCTACTGTTCTTCGTATTGCGGGAATCGCTGTGCCGCCACGACCGTCGCCATAAATGGCAACCACGGTCACATTCTCAAACGTCTTTGAACCGGGCATATTGTTGTCCTATCTCTGTCTTATAAAGTATTTTTAATGCCTCTTTGTACAGTGCGTAGTTCTGCTCCTCCGGTGACGCCTTCTTCCACAACGTCATGCACTGCCAGCAATAGCTATCACCCCCATCCATCGCAAACTTCGCCAACTCCTTTCCCAACTTCTTAACGTCAACAGGCTTAGGATTGCTCATTGACATCATCTTGGTTGCCAGCCGCAACCCTCTCCAACTCGGACTGCAACTCCATAATCATCTTTGCCGACTCGGTATGCACCCGCATCAGCTCATGGAACAGCTCACTGTGCGTCATCTTGTACACGCGCTCCATGTACACCAGCTTGGCATCCTGCGCGGCTACCGATGAATCAAACCCATTAACTTGTTGCTCTTCCATCACTTCTCCTCCACCGCTGCCAGCATTGCCTTAATCTCTTTAATCGGGATGTCAAACTCCTCATGCACTGCCAAGATCATTCCGGCACCAAACTTCAAATACCCATTCCTAATCTTCGACAAAAGCGGCGGGTTCACATCCAATACCCGCGCTAAATCCCGATCATTCTTCACCAACCGCTTCTCTTTCAAATAATCCAACACGGGGTGCGCCTTCTTTAACCGAACACTCTCCACCGGCACCATCTCCTTCATAGCCCTCTCCTTAATCAATACGCCAGACCCGAATACCATCCCCCTCACGCCTGCACACAAACTTCCTGTCCAAGCGCTTCCCCCTAATCCGGTTGTAATTACACAAGACATTCATATTCCCACCCGGCACATGGAAACTCTCACCCACCTGCAAATCCTCATACGGGTAACTGTGCCGCACCTTTCCTTCCGGCATCGGCACTGAGTTTGTTATTTCGTACATTCACACCTCCACAATCTAAGGTGTGAACACTATAGCACAATTAAGTAGGTGTGCGAATGCACACATTAAGGAAGGATGCCCGTCTTTCCGGGCTGTCAGTCGGCGTCTATCCTCGACGTCTCACATTCATCAAAGCACCGACAGCATAGGTACAGCCGGGTTAGAAGGAAATCGTCAAAAACCTTCTACAGCACCTACGCAATCCAAGCATACAGGAAATCAATTTTTCCTTGGGGCGGGGAAGGGAATAGGGCGCGCAACTCCAAGGGGTCGTGTCCAATTCGATAACCATATAAAAACGACAACCCGATGTCCGATTGACAACCCATTGCCAATGCGACAAGCATAGCCAATTGATAACCTTGCCAAGCAAATAATGACCTTACCCTTTTGTCATCAGCCCATGTTATCCACTTGGCATTGATTAACCATTTTGCACTTATGCAATAGACAATATTGCCCCTGTGACAATGTCCCTATACCAATTGTTAAATCTACAGGGGCGCGAGAATTGACAATATATGCGTTATTACCCATTCGACAATCCCTAATAGATTACATATATCCCTACATACAAACCGATATAAAAATATATGCCTATATATATATAGATACCCCTTGAGTTAATATGCACACTCACTATAATTAGTACCAGTGCACTAGCACTATTCCTAACACTCTAAGGGGCTACAAATGAAAACCGATATTGCACAATTAATCACTGACAGAATCATTTCCGAATTGGAAAAAGGGGCGACACCATGGGTAAAGCCTTGGCGAACATTGAAGGGTTTACCAGGCGAAGGCATGCCATTCAATCCGGCTTCTGGCACTGTTTATCGCGGGATCAATCACTTTTGGCTTGGTATGCAGCCTTTTGCCATGCCGTACTTTGTAACCTTCAAACAAGCGCAAATGCTTGGCGGCAGTGTGAAGGCTGAGCAAAAAGGTATTCCCGTTGTTTACTGGAATGTGCATCGGAAAGAAACAATCGGCGATAAGGGTGAATCAATTACCAGTGCGTATGCTTTCATCAAACATTATTTTGTTTTCAACATTGAACAATGCGAAGGTTTAACCTTGCCAACAATTCCAGAGCCGCCAAGCGTTGACTGGAATGCTTGCTCTGCCGCTGATGACATTGTTTCCCGATTGAATCTAGCCGGTGGATTAACGCATGCCGGTGACAGCGCTTACTTTAGACCTAGTACCGATGCAATTGTGATGCCACCGATGGCAGCATTTGATTCCAGAGAGAACTATTACGCTACTCTGCTACACGAATCAGTGCATGCTTCAGGCCACGATTCCAGATTGAAACGTATAACGCCTGCACGATTCGGAAGCGAGAATTATGCTTTCGAGGAGTTAGTAGCAGAATTAGGTGCTGCCATGCTTTGCGCAAAATGCGGTATCGACGGGGATTTGCGGCATGCCGGATATATTGGCAATTGGTTACAAGCCTTGCGGAATGATAAAAAATTCATTCTCTCAGCAAGTGCAAAAGCACAGCAAGCAATGGACTATCTGACAGCTACCAGTGCTGATGAACACGGTGAAATCAGCGAAGCACTAGCGGCCTAAAACCCGACTGTTAGCCCTTCAGTGGGCTAACGGGCGCGTTTTGCGTCAATTCCTAACTACTAAGGGGCAAATGATGATCAATGACTACTATGATTTTGCAATAGCGGGCCATTTTCTACCGGCTTTGATCAATGGTGACTATACCGGCCTTGACGATACCGAAGCGAAACAGCTTGATCAATTCGTTGACCAGTGGCAGCACTTATCTGGCACGTTTGACGTACTGCCTACTGGCACTGATTTCAAAGTGTGCGAAGTGTGCGACTTGTATGCGGAAACACATGATGTGCGATTGTATTTTTATAACAAGGACTTGCCCGCCGGTGTAACTTTCGACGCTTTTGCTGACTAAGGGGCCAACTATGCGAAAGATTTTTTATGAAATTCGAGAATATAAAACTCCCGTTTCCTATAGCAGTCCACTTGGCAAAAAGTTAAGACCTCGCTGGCGCTGTGTAAAGTTAATTGCACGATTAACAATAGCAGGCCATCGTGATATCGTGATGGTACCAGTGGCAGTTAATTGCAGATAACAAGGGGATACCATGAAAAAACTCGGTGAGCGATTCGACGAAAAAATGGAGCAAGGTGGAGTTTTCTTTTATGCAATGGCACTGGTAATTTGCTTTGCGGTTTACTTAGTGCTAACCCTTGCCATGCTGCTATTCTGACAATGTAAACTTAAAAATCTACACTGTAAACTTAAGGGGCTATTAATGAAAAACGGCACAAACGCACACTCAAAGCCACAATTTGAGGGTCAAGTTGTAAAATTTGTATCGCCGCATCATCAGTCGGTTATTCTCTACGATATTTGCAAGCGAAACAAAAAATACGGCAATCTAGAATGGTATGCTTTGAACAATCCAACGGATAAACAAACGGAAAGCGCCTTTTGGATTGATTAAACTTTCAGCAACTCAAAATCTAAGCCCCTTTTAGGGGCTTTTTCTTTTGTACCCTCATCCTACTATTCCCTAAACTTTTGAAGCCCTCAGAAGCCCTCAAAATGCCCTCAGAATTGATTCTTGCCGCTTGCCGCCAATCCGCTTTTCAAAAATCCAGTATGCAAAATCAGTTTGTAGTCAGGTTGGCAAGTCTTGGCGGTCTATTCTCTTGACATTTGAATCTGCCAAAAAAATCGGAAATGATCCGCGCATGTTTCGCATTGTGTGTCCGAACTTTTCCCTATAGCTATACGAACCCTATAGCTATAGTAACCGTATAGTCTTAGTAAATACCTTTTCCTATATGTTTTGAGAGATAGATTTTTTTCATATACGTTTACCCCGATGATCCTATAGCTATAGCACCCCTATAGCTATAGCACAACTATATCTATACGAACCCTATAGCTATAAGAACCCTATATCTATACGTTTACTAAAGCTATATGAACCCTATAGCTATATGTATATATGTGTTCTCCCGCTTTACAAAATAACACTACAGTTATCCACAGACTATCCACAGAGTTATCCACCGTATTTTCTTGTCACAAATCTATCTCTCAAAATAGTTGTTGACAGTGTTTATTGTGTGTATTAGTGTGCGCCTGTGCTGATGCACAACTATCCGTTTCCTAACTTGTGAGGTGTCTATGACTACTACCCTTCAGGATCATCTTGATCCTCGTTTCGACACAGACCTAATAGACCGTATCAGGCAGCAGGAAGCTAATGCTCAAGCTGCTTTGGAACGTGCTAAAGAGTCTGTCCGTCATCTCTCCGCTTCTGTCTTACGCTTGCGCGAAAGACGTTTCCAGTTGATAGAACTTGATGCTTGATTGATATAGGGGCTGATCCATGACTTACTTAAAAGACATCAAACTATGTGTTGATTGTGTTTTCTTTGGCACACCACACGGGCAACGGGATCGTTGTCTGAATCCTTCTGTCACTAGCTTAGACCTAGTACATGGCACTGAAATCTATCCATTAGCCTTTGTGCAACGTACTAGCCACAGTGACAAGGACTGCGGTGACAAGGGCAGACATTGGGTACTGAATGAAGATACGCAGGTTACACGCGAGAAGAAACGTCAAGAGTTTGAAGAGGCCATGCGTGATTGCCCCTTCTGAACGCGCTCTGATGACGCAAATGGGGCGCAAGATGGTGCAGGTAATCAATGAATGGTGGGCTAAGTCTGCGATTACCTTTGCCATTGCTGCCTTTGCTTACTACGCTGGAGTTGCTCAAACTGAAAGCAGAATAGCCGCTGATTGCAGGTTTGCTGCGGCCTTCCGAGTGGACATCCAAGCCTTCACTTGCCAGAGGAAACTATGAATAAGGAAGACATTATCCGCATGGCGCGGGAGGCTGGCATCGGTTGGCTTGAAAGAGCTGAAGGCATATCAGAATTTCTAGAACGCTTTGCAAACCTAGTCGCAGCAGCGGAGCGTGAAATGTGTGCAAAGGTAGCTGAAGATATGGGCAACATAGACGGAAACATGAACAAAACATGGCGAAACGGATGCTTTGACGTTGCTTTTGCTATCCGAGAGAGAGGTGCGCCATGACTGACGATGATCTGCTAATCCAAGCCTTACACGCTCTGATTACCGCCTATGACTGCATTGGGTCAGAGGATGAGCGCAAGGTGGTCACGAAGGCCGTAGAAGCCTTGCAAGAACGCTTAGCTAAGCCAGACGTTGACCTGTGGGAAAGGGATCAGAAACGATGACAGCCAGTATCTTGATCTTCATGGGCGTTGCCTTAGTCGGTGCAGGTTGTTTGGTAGGAGTGGTAGCCTTGATCCTCTTTTTGGCATCTACTTTTGAAAATGACTGACGATCTGATAGACAAGATTATCCAAGCTACTGCCGCTGACCTAGGCGATTCCATAGACGAAGCCTATCTATGTGAAGGTCGAGAATTGGTGCGATCAATTATCAAGAACTACCGTACTTATGTAAGATTTGACGTTGTAGAAGTGTATGACTTTGGCGATACACTTTCTGAAACAGTCTGGCGTAAACGTCAGATAGCCAAAGAATCCGAAACCTAACTATGAGGGGCTGATATGAGTGACTTTTCACCCGAAGTGCGTAACAGCGCACTGTGGTCGAATGACGCTCGTCGTTTTGTCGAAGGACGAGGCGGCGAAGTCTATGCCGAGAAGGTCGGCGCTAAACCATTAGACGATCTGTCTGATGTGGAAGCAGTACAAATGGGTCTGGTGATGCAAGAACCCATTATGAAAGAGTTTGCCAGAAGGAAACGCATCAATTTCAAAGATGCAGACTACTCGCTCTACCATCCACAGCACAGCTTCCTAGCTTCCCACTTTGATTACATATCCGAAGATGGGCAGACACTCTATGAGGTCAAGAACCTAGGCATCCACCAACGTAAGAAGTATGGTGACGATGGCAGCACAGATATTGACGTAGGCTATCGCGTTCAATGCTTGCATGAGTCGCTCGTTCATCGTATCCCCAACGTAATCTTAGTGGTCTGCTTTGGTGGGCAAGAGATTACCCATTATCCGCTTGCCTTCTCTGCTGAACAATGGGATATGCACGCCAGAGAAATGGCACAGTTTTGGGGCAGGATCAAGGCTAGGAACTTTGACCCTGAAACAATGGGTGACGCTGCCAAGATTGTGTACAAGCAAGACAACGGCAGCAGTCTGGTTGCTAACTCTGATCTTGAGCAAGCCTGCGAGATGCTGTCAGTTATCAAGACGCAGAGGAAAGCCTTGGAAGCGCAAGAGGACGCGCTGACTGCCAAGATTCAAGGCTACATGATGGAGTCCTCCCAACTGGCAACCTATGACGGAAAGATACTCGCCACTTGGAAGGCCAGCAAAGCCACTAAATCCTTTTCTAAAGACCTGTTCCGCAATGCCATGCCTGATATGTATGACAAGTTTGTGGTGGAGCAACCCGGCGCTCGTCGCTTTCTATTGAAGTGAGGACATTATGAATGACAACATCATGAAAGCATTTCCATACACGGGCGCAGGTACAGATGGCATGGACTTGCGTGATTACTTTGCGGCTAAAGCTATGCAAGCCTTGTTATGGAATCCTGATAGAGCATTAGATGATAAAGAGGATGTTGTTCTTGCAGCCTATGAATATGCAGATGAAATGATGAAAGCGAGGGAAAACCATGAGTAACGTAGTCAATATGTCAGGCGATTCGTCGGCAGTCGCAACCCTTGATCCTGCTATCCAATCATCCATTGTGTTGCGGGGTGACTTGTCTGGTTTGAATGAGGATCAGAAGAAGCAATACTATCTGTACCGCTGCAAACAAGTCGGTCTTGATCCTGCTGCTAAACCCTTTGACTTGCTTACCTTAAATGGAAAACAAATCCTCTACGCAAATGCAAGCGCTACGCAACAGTTGTGCGCCTTACATAAACTTTCCACTCAGATTACGCATCGGGAACGTGTGGATGGAATTTACCTTGTCTCCGTCCGATGCACAGGCGCTGACGGAAGAGTTTCAGAAAATCAAGGCGCAGTGGATGTTGGGAACCTTGTCGGCGAAAGATTGGCTAATGCCATCCTTAAAGCAACTACGAAAGCGATACGGCGGTCGGTTCTTGCACATTGTGGACTCGGAATGCTTGACGAGACTGAAGTTGAAACCATCCCGGAAGCGAGAGTCGAGCCGCTGGTGGTGACTGAAAAGGTCGAGCCAGTACAGGTTCAAGAGCCTCCCAAGCCTGTCAAGAAGGGTGGTGTAGCCTTCCTTGTGCCTTCTGGTGACACCTTCAAAGAACATGAGCGTTTTGCCAATGATGAAGAGTTTGTCAACGGTTACATTGAAATGGTGGAGCGTATTGCTGCCAATGCCAAGATGAATGCGGCTGAGAAGCTGTCAAAGATTACAGCCTTGGAAGGTGCTAATGACTTTGTGCTTGGCATGATTGAGGCTGAGAACGAACTACTGCACGAAGTATGGGTGCGTGGTGTCAAGAAGGTGAAAGAGCAATTGGATGAAGCAATAAAAAAGGGGTAACGCCAGCCAAGTCTGGCAGCAAGTCTCAAAACCAAATGGTGCTTGAACACTTGCAGGCTGGACAAAGCATTACGGCCTTGGATTCCCTGAGATTGTATGGTGTGCTTCGGCTGGCAGCACGGATTGATGATCTTAGGAAAGACGGGCATAACATCATTACGCAGTCAGTGCGAATTGGTAATAAAGAGTTTGCACGATATTCATATACGAAAGGTAAAACATGAGTGACTATCAAGATAGAAAACCCGGTACTGGTGTACT